GCTGGCGGAAGTACGAATATGTCTTCCTGTACCTAGTGGCGTCGATGTCGTGGGGGACAGGTTCAGGATCACCTTCAGGGTCCAAACCTGGCGTATTGCCTTGGTACATGGTCACACCTTCGCCATCGAACATGCTGCCACTTGTCACCCAGATGGTGGCACCGGTGGTACTGCCTGACAGAGGTGGGCCTCCCCAAGGCAAGAAGACCCCACCTTCGGTGTGAAGCCACAGGGGTGCAGTGGCGCTGTCGGGACTGTGACTCCACGTCGTGTAGCCGACTGACGACGGAATGGTCGGAAACTTGCCGGCGCCCAACCGCGCCATCGGGAATCGACCGATCCTCCGAGGTTGGAACGTGAAGATCGATGACGTCGTCGGAGCCTGAATGGTGTCATACATGCCTGAGATGAGTTCGACATCGATCACCTCCGCAAATCCCCCGAACGACGACGTGCCCGCTTGAGCGATGTTGCGGATGTGGGTCGTCTGGTTGGTCAGATCAGCGTAGGTGCTCAGTGACGCTGGAATCGGTCCGTTCGCCTCGCTCCAGGCCACGGCACAGACCGAAGGAGGATCCGTCTGCGACGGACTGAAAAAGTCACTGCGCCAATTGAGCGTGCCCAGCGCGCGGGGTGAACCCATGACGAACAAGCGTTCCATCGTCACGGGGTTCGGGGGTACCAACTGTTCATCTTCTGGGAAGCCAAAGGCAGCCCAACCCGAGTGAGGCAAGGTCAAGCCGCGGTTGACCATGATGCATGTGCCATCAAAGTCATTGCCCCACATGTTGATGCGCCACTGACCTGACGTCCAAAAGTGGAGGTTTGCGCCCGTGCCAGACAAGTGCGCCAGGCCGACGACGGTGCCACGATAGATTGACTGGGTAGTGTCGTAGTAGAGACCACCGTGCAGCGTCTTCGTGTTGGGTTGGTCGAGCGGCGGTACCGCCGTGTAGAAGCCTGGAGCGATCGAAAAACCAACGGGGGCGGACCCCGACTTCACGTCCATGTCGGACTCCAGGCACAACCTGACCTGCCACGAACTCTCGTCGGGACTCTGAAGGAAGACACGCGAAGCGGACGAGATCAGCGTGCCATTGCCTGCATCGTACGATCCGTAGCCGGTGCGAACGCTTGAGCCCGATGTCTGCGTCTGCGAGTTTGAGCTCGAGAACCACGTCCGTGCGACGACCGTCTCGGCCTCGTAGATGCGCCAACGCAGCGTGTCATCACCGGGTGGCAGCACTCCAGAGTTGACTCGGTAGTCGATTGTCACCGAATTCGTCGGCAGCAACGTTGCCGACATGATCCGGAACAAGCCCGAGTTGGACTTGGGGAACGCGTCGCTCCTCAACGCGAGGATGCGATTGATGTCCGAATTTGAGACGAGGTACGACGCCGTCGGGATCGCAACCTGATAGCCGGTGATGCTACCCGTGTTGATCGATGCGTAGAGGATGTTGCCGCTCAGTACTGTAGTGCCACCCTTCTCGTAGGACGACGACTGCAGCGGGAAGTTCCTGTGTGCGATGAAGCTGTAGTTCAGGCAGTGGTACAGGAAGATCGACATCGCGTACATGTTGGTGCCCGGCGATGATGCCGTTGCCAACGTCACAAAGTCTCGACACAAGTGGATCGTCACAGGCCCTCCGGTTGAATGCCGTAGCCTTGCATCGTGTTGTCCCACGGCCACAGCACGCCGTTGGCGACGAAGACCCAATCAATGTCACCGAACCTGAAGCCCCTGAACTGGTTGTTAGATGTGAAGCGGACGCGCCTCAATCGGCAGCGGGCGAGGCTGTACTGACCACCGACTGTGGACGCCAACACCGCGTCAGACGTGATGAACTTGTCTTCGATGGGATTGTAGTTGAAGTTGAGGTAGCGACCGTTCGCCGACTGCGAGAATCCCTGCCAGATACCACCGCTGACCGCTGTCACCGCAGTGTCGATGTGGGTACCCCACGGACACCGGGCCAGCGTTGACCACGGGCGCAGCACGCCATCGAACCCAACCATGTGGAAGTTGTTGTAGTTGCCTGCTAGTTGGCTCGGCGCTAGGTTGGCCCACGAGTTGAAGGCGACCGGATTGGGATCGAGACTGGAGCTGTAGAGGCGCTTCGGGATCTCGATGTGCATGCCCGACGTGTTGGCGGACGCCCAGGCGCCGTCGATGCCGCGTAGGTTGACCATCAACATGTCCTGCCCGCCGATCAGGTTGAAGGAACCAAAACCTGCAGTGTTGGTGTAGAACCAGTTCGACAACATCTCGGGCGTGCCATCGGTGAACGTCAGGCCGTTCCAGCTGCCTGAAGGCGACACGATGAGGCCGATTGATGTCTGCGTCGCGCGGTGCGATACCTTGACCTGCGAAGAAGCCTGACCGGGATTGACCGTCGACGCGGCATTGAACTGCAGGACGAGGCCGCTGCCGTCAGTCCAACCCGCGAGCTTGGTCGCTGCAAGGATATCGACGATTCGAAAGTAGACGTTGTCGCGCTTCCAAAAACACGATTTGTTGCCGATGCGGCGGGTGCCACCAACCTGAACCTCGACTCGAATCCTGTCCGAAGAGTCTTGACCGATGATAGGATAGACGCCGTCGTCAGTCGAAGGCACGCCCGGCTTCCAACACACCAGGTACTTGCCGATGAGACTGCCACTGGCGTTGAGGGTCGCAAAGTTGACCGTCTTGGAGATGAAGTAGTCACCACCAAAATTGGTCTGTCCGTCCTTGGCCTCGGCCAACAACGTCGTTGAACCCGACTCAAATCCGGACGGATACAGCACGCCCGACACCGCGGCGAAACCGCCCGGAATCGTAGTGCTGGCGTTGCCATTGACGGCGAAGCCCCAGAACTCGTAGAGCAGCTTGCCGAAGAAGCGCCCGGCCTCCGTCTGAGACAAGCTACCAGTCGTCGTCAGCGTTTTGATGAATTTGAGCGGGATGAAGGGCGCAGACATCCACTGCTAAAGTATCCCAGTGGAGGGCAACAGGGCCCCTACAGGATCTTCGACGCCAGAGTTGCTAGCTCGGAACGCTCACCCTTGATCAGGGTCACGTGGCCGGCGATGCCGTGCTCCTTGAATCGCTCAACTGCGTAAGTCAGACCGTTCGTGAAAGCATCGACATGAACGTTGTCGATCTGTTCGATGTCACCCGTCAGGACGATCTTGGTGCCATCACCCACTCGAGTGATGATCGTCTTCAGCTCGTGCATCGACAGGTTCTGCGCTTCATCAATGACGATGAAGGCATTGGGAATCGACCGACCTCGGATGAAGGTGATGGCCTCAATCTCAATGAGACCCCTGTCCTGCATCAACGACAGGTACATGCCGTCGTCCTGCTTCGGCTTGCCGTCGCGGTCGGTGGCTGCGTTCTTCCGCGGTCTCGACCGCTTGGAGCCCATCAGAAAATTCAGGTTGTCGCGGATAGGGGCAATCCACGGCTCCATCTTTTCCTCAAGGGTGCCCGGCAAGAAGCCAATGTCCTTACCAACAGGCTGGACGGGACGAGTCACGATGAGCTTGTTGTAACGAGCCAGTGCCGGGTTACCCAGGCCTTTCAACTGATCGAGCGCAGCCGCGAGCGCGAGCAGCGTCTTTCCCGTGCCTGAGGGGCCGACCAGCGTCAGCAGCTTGATGTTTTCGTCGAACAGCAGGTCCAGCGAGAAGCTCTGTTCCTTGTTCCGGGGCTTGAGGCCAAAGGCGCTATCGATTTTGGCGACAGGCACCAAAGACTTGCCCGTGAGCGGGACCTTGGCGATGGCCGACTTCGTCGTCTGACCGTCCTTGACGTTCTTGATGACGACGATCTGGTTCGGATACAGGTGTCGACCCTTCAACACCGACTCCGGCACATCGAGGTTGCCGTGCTGGTAGAAGTAGTCGACGAGCTCTTCCTCCATCTCGAGGACCTCGACACCACGGTAGAACTTCTGCGGATCCGTAGTCGCCGTTGCCCGCATCTTGCGATAGTCCTCGCACTTGATGTCGAGCGAATCGCACTTGATTCTGACGTTGATGTCCTTCGACACCAAGATGGGTTCAGGTGAGCACGCCGCCTTCGTCTTCTTCAGGCTGAGCATGAAGGCGATGATCAGGTTGTCGACCTTCAGCGCCTGCAGTTCAGCCGGCGCATCCTTCAACACTTCTTGGTTGATGGAGTCGATCCGCAGCTTGCCACCCTCCGGCAGTGCCACACCCCTGACCAGGCTACCACCGTTCTGCCGCATCTCGTCCAGCGTTCTGCTGACTTGACGAGCATTGCGACCCACCTCATCGGGCCGGCTCTTGTGCCGGTCCAGCTCTTCCAGCACGGCCATCGGAATGATCAGCTCATGCTCTTGGAAAGAGAAGATCGAGTTGGGATCGCTCAACAGAACGTTGGTGTCGAGCACGTATGTCTTGCAAGTCATTAGGCTCCTTGGATCTTCTTGAACAGCGCGCAGTTGCCTCGGTACATTATACCCATACCTTAGACCTTATGTTGAAAGGCAGTGATGCAGGACGACAAACGACGACTTCGGGTCGTCCAAAACGAAGAGGGTGATAGAGTGGTCCCAGGCACGACGTGCTTCGCGGTCCAGGCCGAACATGGCGTGGACTGCCAGCGGAAGCGATGCCAACACTGGATCGCTAATCCCGAGAGCCACAACTGCGTCATCATCGCTGCGCAGCAGGGTCCTCATACGCTGCAAAAGATCGGCCAGATCTACGGGCTGACCCGGATGAGGATCTGCCAGATCGAAAAGAGCATCTTCGAAAAGATTCGCAAGGTCAGCTAGCAGGCTCTTCAGGCTTCGACTCCTCAGCCTTGGCCTCATCGGCCTTGTCTTCCTTCGCCTTCTTCGGCGGTGGAGCCTTCTTCGGCGGAACGGGCTTCTTGGCAGGTTCCTCGACCTTGGCTTCGACCGGAGGCGGTGCAGGCAGTTCTACCAGCGCATTCTTGGCGGGCTTTTCGGCCTCGACTTTTGCGGGTTTTACTGCAGGCTCATCGGCGACGCCTTCCTTCTTGACGAGGTGACCCGACGCCTTGATGCCAGTGTGGGCCTTGGTCGGATCGAGCTTGAGGTCGTGGATGTCTGCGAGTACTGCTCTGGGTGACGGCATGTATCTGCTCCCTTTGAGTGTAAGTAGGACCCCAGAGACGACGAAGCCCCGACAAGGTGCCGGGGCTTCGCTTCGCGTGCGTCTGTGAGGATGATCAGGCTGCAGGCTTGTCGGATGCCTTGGCTGCCTTGTCGCGCTCGACCGTGGTCTTGACCAGGTCAGCCGCCTTTGCCTTCAGATCGCGGAGACCCTTGCGGGCCCGGACGCCGGCCGCAGCCACGCCCTTCGCGTTCTTGACGACATCGAGCTCGAGCGACTCGACGAGCGCCTTCAGTTCATTCCACTTTGACAGCACGGGGTTATCGGTTTCCATTGGTAGTTGCCTCCTGCCATAAGTATACCGCTCAGGGCTGTTCTGTAAACCATTTGACCCCCCGAGCGCGCGTAGAAGAGCTACGTAAGCGCTGCCGAAAACTCCGGCGGAAACATCGATCTGTTGTTCCGGTAGAACCTGTCCCAGTCGGCGTCAAGGATGTACGACGCTGCGTGATCCTTTTCATTTCGGATGGAACGACCGAACGCCTGGATGACTGCGCGGGCCGTCGCACACGGGTACCAACTCGGGTTCTTCGCCTTCCGCATCTGAATGACCTTATCGCCCAGGTAGGGGAAAGGTACCTTGCACAGGATCTGAAAGCGACTGGCGTCGTCGGCTAGGTCCACGCCCTCCGTCATCGACGGACTGACCAAGACGGTGGGCTCACCGCTGTTGAGGTGACGTTGGATCGTCTCCTCGCGGTTGTCGCTGTCGTGGAGCAGCAGACGCTTCGACTTGACAGTGTCGACCAAGTGCTTGGCGACCTTGTAGTTGACGCAGTGGATGATGCCCTTGTCGTTCTTGTGCAATTCCAACAGGTCCTTGACCACCTGCGACATCTTGGGCAACGTCTCGTCGATGTTGTCCTTCGACATGCTGCCGACGGGCAGGTAGTTGATGGGTCGATTCTCGACTGGAAACGGCGAGGCGATGTGGAGGAAGGCGCACTGTGCCGGGTCGATGCCGACGGTCCGGCAGAAGGTGTCCTTGTCGACGACGGTCGCCGACATCAGGACGACACGGCCACCGAAGCGGTACAACGACTCTTCGCCGTATGAAGCGACATCCACGGGTTTGAATTCGAACTTGCGGCCGCCGCGTCCCCCATCGGGGGCCTTGACCGGATTCATGACCCAGTTGTTCGGATCGTAGGCTTCGATGAAACGATTGACCTTGCACAGGTGCTTGTCAAGCATCTCGTAGCGCTTGCTCATCTCGCTGAGGCCCGCCTCACCGTTGCTGTCGAAGTGTGCCGACAGCTTCTTCTCCAAACCAGACATGTGTTTGGACAGCGAACGCTTGTAGCCGGTCTTGATCCATTCGAAGACCGCGGCAGGAGTGTCGAGCTTGGGCACCTTGCAGTCCAACACCGTCTTTGCAAAGCGCTCTGAGAAGGTGACCTCGATGAACTTGCCCAGCTCATTCTCAATGTTGTGACACTCATCGATGACCAACAGCGACCGAGGCGTCAGCTGCTTGGCATACATCGTCTCAGCGAGGAAGTACGAGAAGTTGGTGATGCCGAGCGGGTGATCGAGAAACTTCTGCTTGTCGATGGTGTACGGACACTGGCCGCGACAACACTTGAAGAAGTCAGTCGTCTCCAGTTGCTTGCCCAGCTGTTTCAGCAGGCGCCGCGACTCGGCGCACGACTGGTCGGTGTAGAACTTGCAGGTGTAGTTGTTTGCCGACTTCAACGACCTCATCAGACCCTTCGGCCCAAAGTCGTCCATGTACTGCTGCTGCAGAATCTTCTGAGTCGTCAACGCGTAGGCGCCGGTCGTCTCCTCAGCATCGTCCCCTTCCCCATTGAACGTCCTTGGACCATGGTTGGCAAGGTATCGCGCGAGGGTGACACCGATGGCGCTCTTGCCGACGCCGGTGCCCAATTCCAGGATGACGAAGCGCTTCCCCTGGTTCAGGAATGCGTCCAGTGCGAAATCAATCGCCTGACGCTGCTCCTTCCTGATCGTCGAGAAGGGGAAGTACGGCTCATAGGCGTACGTCGACATGGGTCGATTGTACCCAGCCGAGGTACCGTTCTACACGGACTTCGCGTCGTCTCCCACAATTCGATCGACGATGCCCATCTTGATGGCCTGTTCAGGCGTCAAGTAGAAATCGTGACCCGCTCTCATGATGCGGTCGATGTCCTTCGTCGACATCTTGGTCTCACGTCGCAGCGACTCTACCATCAAGTTGTGCAGGCGTTGGGTCTCCTTGACTTCGGCCATCTGCTCGAAGACGTTGCCCATCGTCCCACCCCAGATCGGGTGAATCATGATGCGGGCGGACCGACCGATGAGGCGCTTGCCTTTGACACCGGACGCCAACAACAGGACGCCAGCCGACATCACCTTGCCCAGGGCAACGGTGTGGACTGGACACGGCAGGAACTTGATGGTGTCGTACAGGCTGAACATCTCGTCGACTGAGCCGCCGTACGTCGACACTACGAGGTGGATGGGCTTCTGATTCTGGTTGGCAAGGTGAAGCAGCGCGACGATGACGCTGGAAATTGAGTGTTCATTGACGTCGCCCGTCAGGACGACGATGCGGGCATTGTCGGGTTGGTGTTGCAAGACCAACTGCTCGAGGCCTTCGGCCATCGAGGCCACCTGTGACTTGCTGGCTTTCGGCTCAGACTCAGATGCGCGGCGTCCCATCGGAACCCTCCTGGTCGATGAGGAGAAGATCGGATCCTGCGAGCTCGCGGACGAGCGCGGTGATGTTTTGCATCTGTTCAGTGTTCTCCAGTTCGAGTGCCAAGAGGTAGATGATGAGGAGCTGCTGGCGCTGCGTCACGCCGAAGTTGGCAATCTCCTTTACGATCTGACGACAGACCGTGTTCTCCTCGGCGAGCTTCTCGGACTTCAGTTGCCCGTATTTGACTGCTTCGCTCACTTGATGTACTCCTCTCTGGTGAATGATTCGACTTTCAGCAAGTTCTCCCCCAGGATGCGGACGTACTTGCCTTGGCGCATGCCACCTTCTTCATCCGTCGACACGACGACGAAGTCGCCCCATCGCTTGTTCTCGATGATGAACTGCGCGGCCTCCCAGGTGGGTAGGTCAGCTTGGTTGGACTCAAGGACGTTGATCAGCGCTGGTGGCAGCGACGGCTTGATGTCTTCGATGGCGACGATGGAACCCATAGCCTCGCGGCCCGCCAACACTTCGGACTTTGCCAGTTCGGTCACCTTGTGGACGAGGCCACAATTGTTGCACTGCGCAAACTTGGGTCGCACCTTGTCGTTGTCCTCGATGATCGAGAAGACAACGAACTGATGACGTGGCGGTTCCGGCTGCATCTTGTACTGAGGCAACACGCACCGACACTTGACGAGGTGTTTCTGACCCGTCGGCATCTACCTGACCTCAACTCGGGTGGTCGCCAGCATCGACATCAGGCGACTCCTCCAAGTCACTTTTTTTTCGCAAGGTCCGGCAGTGCCGCCTCAGCGAGGGCGACATCGACCGTCTTCATGAAGGTCCGATTGCCCTTGTGGTAGCCTTCATCGATCGATGCAGCGAGCAGCGCCAACAAGGTCGGGACCTGCGCGGCCTCGATCTTGAGCTGTCCTGTCCGCATCGCCGTCGTGATGTTGGTGGTCACTGAATCCTTGACGCCTTCGACGAGCGTCCAGGTTGACTTGTTGATCTTTTCGCGTGGTTGCATTGGGGTCCTTGGTGTCACTGTACAACAGGCTCGAACCGCGTACACGTGTCTGGCGCAGTTCCATACTTACACCTGAGGAACCACATGGCGACGCTCAAACAACAGTACGATGCCCGTAAGCTCCAGCGACTTCAGGAGCGAGTCAGCAAAGCTGACCAGCAAGTCCTCACTGAAACGAGGGCAGCACGGTTGATCCTTGAGGCGATGGACGAGGAAGACCTCAACAAGGCCACACAGATCATCGACAAGCTCCGTGGCATGAAAGGCAAGGGCGTCGGCACTCTCGATACCGCAATCGACAAGGCGGTCTCCGAACTCAACAAGTACACCGGTGGCGGGCCACTGACCAAGGCTTGGGCGAAGCTCAAGTCCAAGGTCGGCATCGACAATCCTCTCGTCAAGGTCATGACCTTCGCCAACGCACTGGAGACGGGGCTGAAGCAAATCCCGCAGATCCTCAAGAACAACATCGGCGAAATCAAGCCTGACATGGCCGACAAGTCGATCGCGGATGCCTTGGGCGAAGATGAGGAAAAGAAGAAGATCGTCACGCAGAACATCCTGAAGGCCTTGAGCCCAAAGGGCATCTTCGGCGCCTTCAAGAAGGTTCCTTACGTCGACAACATGCAGGTGCTCGCGCAGGACATCATGACAGCTCCGCTGAAGGCCATCAACACCGTCGTCAAGCAGTCGGCGGGTGGACCCCAGACTGACCAGGTCGCTCCCGACATGAAGGACGTCGCGGCAGGCAAGGGTGGCGCTGAGACGAAGGGCACCGCCCAAGGCGTCCCGGCGAAGGGTGCCGAACCGTCAGTGGGTGCCCAGCCGGGCAAGGGAACCACAGGTGCCCAGGGCACGACGCCGGCGGGTGAGACTCCACCGAGGGGCACCGACAAGGGCAACGGTCCGCCGCCGACTAACAAGGTCGAGAAGGCTGCCAGCGCCATCAAGAACAACCCTGACATCGCCAAAGGCGTCGATCCGCTTCGGTTGAAAGCGATCCTTGACTACCTCGACGACCAGGACCTGCTGGCCTAACTCACCAGCGCGCCCAAGCCTGACAACGTCTGCTCGCAGCGCGTTGAGTGAACCTCAGCCGCGATGACCGTGGCCGCCAGCTTACGCTCACCCGCCAGAGTCACCGTCCCGTGATCGACCAGTGATCTGATCGCCCGCAACGTGTAGTCGATGGCCTGCGATGACAGTACGTAGTCGGAGTCATTGGGTAGCCTGATGACGACGTGGTTGGGAGACAGAGACCGAATTCGCAGGTTGATCAGCCTAACGATGTCATCGACTTGCTCAGTTTGGAGGCGCTTGCGTAGGAAGGCAACTTGTGCTTCCACTGCCGCTCGAGTCGAGTCGCACCGAACGACGACCTTGGTGCCGTGAACGATGGCATCGATGACTCGGGGCGCCTCGTGAAACTTGATCGTTGAGATGAGGTCACCCTTGTTGCTCGTCACCAGATCGGCTCCGGTTGCGATCGAGATGTCGTTAAGCGCATTCATTCCCTCGAGATCGAACCTGACGATGATGGGCACCACCTTGAGGCTGCCGCGGTCAAAGTTGACCTTCAACGTGTGCCTGACCTCGTCGTCCAGGCCGCGGACGAACAACAGTGCAGGCTCCTTCGATTCTGACGCGGCCTCGAGCAGGTGGTGCACTTCAGCGACCGATTCAATGTAACCGTCGATGCAGACGACGCGAGGACGTTCCAATCGCACGCTGATGGGAAACGCGGCGGCGTGCTCGAAGGTGTAGCCTCGGACCAACTCGACCGACGGAACTGAGGACGGCGACTTCTCAATGAGGATGCGGCCCGCGAAGCCTGCTAGGTCCAGCGCCTGCCGCAGCATTGCTCCCGTACGGGCCGGGGCAATGCGAGTGTACGTAGCGACGACCCGATCGATGTCTGCTCGCGTCGCAGGTGAGGACCCAGCCCCCAGAATGCCCTCGATCTTTTTCGACAGGTCGCCATTGGTGCCACTGCCCGACCGGTGATCGAGTTTTTCGAGCAACCGCTCAATGCACATGTCGAAACCACCTGGGCCGAGGCGTTCAGCGGCCATGGCATGGTTGATGATGATGCCATACAATGTCCTCTCGATCTCGTCTACGAACTTGAGATTGAAGAGGAGCTGGAGGCGGGTGTGGACGAGCAGCTTGTCGCTCGCCTCGACCAGGATCCGATCGTCCGTCCGCCGACGAATCGTCGCGAGCCTATCGCGGATCCGCCTCAGAGCAGAATCGATGTCAGGCGTGTTCGTGATCCCTACCACCTCGGGATCATACCCCGTCCCGGAGTTCAGTGATAACTGATGTGGCCCGACAGGAAATCGTAGAGCAGCTTGCCGATCACCGTCACGCCGCCGCCCGCCAGGGTGACAAGACCCCAACGTACTGCGCCGGACACCTTGTTCTTCCACTCGAGCAGCGCTTTGATCTCGCCGGCCTGTGTCTTGACGGTGCTCTCGAGGTCCTTGACGACCTTCTCCTGCTCCTCCGTCATCTTGGTGTCCTTTTCGAGGGCCTTCTCCTCGTTGTCCTTCCAGATCTTCAGGACGGTGACGTCTTTTTCCAGGGCGTCGACGGCTTCCCCTTTCGTCGTCTCGACGTGCTTGACTCGAGCGAACAGGCCTTGATCTGGGTGGAAGACGGCCTCGTGGATCGAGTCGACCTTCTCTCCAATCTTGTCCTGCGATTCTTCGATCTTGTCGACCTTGTAGAGCAAGGTGTCAAAGCCGCCATTCAGCGCCGGCGCATTGAGGACTCGGGCCTGAATTTCGTTCAACAGCTGATGGCTCGCCGCTAGGGCGGTGCGTAGCTGTTCGTCCCGGCGGACGGCTTTGGAGGGGAGAGCCGTGCCTTTCAGTGTTGATCTTTTTGCCATGTACACTCCGCGCGCCCGTTAAGATCTTAAGCGGATCCTCTGTGGATCTGTGGATCTCTGTAGATCCTGATCCCTTTAAGATCTCAACCGTTTTTAAGTATCTGTGGATCGCGAGAACGCGCGGAGCGCTTTCCTTGAACACCTCACCCCTCCAGGCGCTAAGATCTGCACGAGGTGAGCACAGGTGTTTGACTTCAACAACAACGTCTTCGGGGGCGCTCCGAAGCCATCCATTCCACCGACGGCCAAGGTCGTCTTTGTCGCCGACTTCTTTGCAGAGGACCTGCTCGGCGGAGCTGAGCTGACATCGCAGGCTCTCATTGATTCCAGCCCGTTCGAGATTGCGAAGTTGCACTCTCGGGACGTGACAATGGAATTGCTGCAGCAGGGTGCCGACAAATTCTGGATCTTCGGCAACTTCACTGAGCTCAATCCCCAGCTCATCCCCACCGTCGTTGCCAACCTGCGTTACTCCATCCTCGAGTACGACTACAAGTACTGCAGGGCACGGTCTCCGGAGAAACACCTCCAGTTGTTGGGGACCCCGTGCGACTGTGCCAACCAGATGAACGGCAAGATCATCTCGGCGTTCTTCTACGGCGCCATGGGCACCTGGTGGATGTCCGAGAAGCAGCGCGAGAAGTACTTGACCCTGTTTCCGTTCCTCGCCGACAAGGACAGCGTCGTCCTGTCCAGCGTGTTCGATGACCAGACCTTGGGCACCATCAAGTTGCTGCGCAGCAAGTACGCTGGCTCCGAACGCAAGGGTTGGCTCGTCCTGGGCTCAAACTCATGGATCAAGGGCACCGACGCAGCAAAAGCTTGGTGCGAGGCCAACGGCAAGTCGTACGAGGTTGTCTCCGGCCTGTCGTACGAAGCGATGCTCGACAAGCTGGCCCAGGCCGAAGGCTTGGTCTACCTGCCTCCTGGCGGCGACACCTGTCCCCGCATGGTCATCGAGGCCAAGTTGTTGGGGTGTCAACTGCACCTCAACGACAACGTCCAGCACAAGGATGAAGAGTGGTTCGCCACCGACAACCTCGTGGACATCGAGGACTACCTTCACGTTGCCAAGACCCTCTTCTGGACCGGCATCAAGAAGATGATGGACTACAGGGCCAGCGTCAGCGGCTACACCACGACGCTCAACTGCGTTGAACAGGAATATCCGTTTGAACAGTGTATCCGGTCAATGTTGCAGTTCTGCGACGAGGTCTGTGTCGTTGACGGCGGTTCAACCGACGGAACTCTCGACCGGCTCAACGCCCTCGCGGCGTCCGACGAGCGAGTCAAGGTCAAGGTGGTGCCGCGAGACTGGAACCACCCCCGCTTCGCCGTCTTTGACGGCATGCAGAAGGCGGAAGCGCGCGCCATGTGCACCAAGGACTTCTGCTGGCAGATGGACTCCGACGAGATCGTTCACGAGGATGATGCTCCTCGGATCACGGAGATGTGCAGGTCGATGCCCAAGGAAGTTCCCATCCTGGCGCTGCCTGTCATCGAGTACTGGGGTGGCCCAGACAAGGTACGCTGCGACATCCAACCCTGGAAGTGGCGCCTCAGCCGCAATCACCCCGACATCACCCACGGCATTCCGGCCGAGCTCCGGCGCCAGGACGATGCCGGCGACACCTACGCCGCCGAAGGCACCGACGGCTGCGACATGATCAGCAAAGAGACCGGCGAGCGGTACCAGTTCATGTCGTTCTACACTCCCGAGGTCGAGCAGGTCCGCCGCGTCGCCATGTTGGGCAACGAACAGGCCCGCGCCGAATACGAGCGTTGGTTCACACAGGTCGTCAACGGTCTACCTTGCGTCTTCCACTACAGCTGGTACGACCTGCCGCGTAAGATCAAGCTCTACAAGAAGTACTGGACCAAGCACTGGAACTCGCTCTTCAACAAGAGCACCGCCGACACCGCCGAGAACAACATGATGTTCGACGTGCCCTGGTCCGAGGTGACCGATGAGATGATCGAGGCCCGTGCCCAGGAGTTCAAAGAGAAGCTCGGTGGTTGGGTCTGGCACCGAAAGTGGACGGGAGTCTCGACCCCTCACATCCAGGTCTCCCGCACGCAGCCCAAGGTGATGCTGTGAAAAAGATCGACATCCGCAACAAGCTTGAGGAGATCGGCGTTTCCCTGGACAGCGTCATCATGGGTGACTTCGACTACATCGGAGAGTTCACTGCCAAGCGGGACAGGAAGAAGGACGACGCCAACTACAAGCGCTACGGTGCCTTCTATCGGGCCAACTATGAGCGTGGCATCCTCATCTACTACCTGATCCGGCAGTACAACCTGTCGTCCCTGCTCGAGATCGGATTCGGGCGTGGTTACGCTACGTTCTGCGCCGCAAGGGCATTTCACGATGCCGGCATCCCCGGTAAGATCGTCACCATCGACCCGGCGCTGGATGAGAAGTACGTTCAAGCACTTCAGACGGTGTTTCCCAAGGAGTGGTTCGACTACGTCACCTTCATGCGTGGTCGCTCGCAGGACGTGTTGCCCAAGACAGACGGTCATTTCGACATGATCTACATCGATGGTGACCACTCCTACCAGGCGACGAAGTCTGATTGGGAGATGACGAAAGACAAGTACGACAAGTTCCTGTTGTTCGATGACTACCACCTGCCGTCGAAAGAGGACAAGGGCACCATCCAGTGCAGCTCGGCGATCGACGAGGTTGATGATCCCAGCAAGGAACTCATCATCATGGACCGCCGCATGTTCTTTGATGACCGACGTTTCACTGACGAGCAGATCGATTACGGTCAGGTCCTGCTGACGAAGGAGGGCGTCGGCCGTGATGACTGGTGAGAACAGGTTCGTCTTCGTCGCTCCGATGTTCAATGCATCGGACACGCTGCCCCAGATGCTCCACTCACTGTGCGGCCAATCGTACGAAAACTGGCGCCTCATCCTGCTTGATGACGTATCGTCCGATGAGCATTGGGCCCGTGCCAGCCGAACGCTGGACGCCTTCGACAAGCTCGAAGGCAAAGGCCGCATCGACTTCGTCCGCAACACCGAGAAGAAGTGGGAGGTTGCCAACGTCCTCCACGGCCTCACGTTCTGTGCTCCCGATGACATCGTCTGTCGCATCGACGCAGATGATTGGCTGACCGACCTTGATGCGTTGGCGATGCTCAATGCCGTCTACACCAACACGGGTTGTGACATCCTGTGGACGGCCCACCGCTGGGGCTACAGCGACAAGAACATCAGCGCCCCCATGCTCGATTCCGCCGACCCATACAAGCACCCGTGGGTCAGCAGTCACCTCAAGACTTTTCGTAAGAGCCTCCTCAACGGCGTCAATGACCAGAATTTTCGAGGCGAGGACGGCAACTACATCCGCCGCGCTGGCGATCAGGCGATCTATTTGCCAGCGCTGCACAACTCTAGGAAGCGAGTCTTCTTGCCCAGGGTGATGTACCACTACACCATCAATGACGTGCCGGAGACATACCAGACGGACGACGCTCGCTTCCAACGCGACGAAGCCCTTTTCTTGAGGAGTCGAGGCTACGTCCGATGACGGAGATCAGCTATGAAACGTTTCTACTTGCAACGTAACCAAGATGCCTCGGGCGTGTCCGGATTGGGCAAGGTCGCCGAAGGCTGCCAGTTTGATACTGGCTGGTGCGCCCTAGTTTGGTTGACTGAAGCCTCGTCGATGTGCTACTACCCCAGCATCGAAATTCTCGAGAAGATTCACGGTCACCAGGGAGCAACCCAAGTCGTCTGGATCGATGACGAGTCATCGAACATCGTTGTCCGTCGCTGATGCACCGTGGTAATATGGGCCCATGAAGGCCTACATCAACCGTACTCCCGTTCGTGGTCCCTGGGGTGGTGGTAACCAGTTCGTCAGGGCATTTCACGAATGGCACGGTGACAACGTCACCCTGGTCAGCTCCGACCAGCTCAGCGTCGCCCCTGATGTGATCCTGTTGGCGGGACTCGACAACGACAACCAGGGTGGTGTCTCCGCTGAGCAAGCGATCCAGTACAAGATGTTCATGCAGGGTCGTAAAGACATCAAGGTCGTCGTCAGGGTCAATGAAAATGATGCCCGTAAGGGCACCACTGGAGTCGACGACTTGCTGCTGCAACTCTCGCAGTACACCGACGGCACTGTTTTCGTCTCCAATTGGCTCCGCGACTACTTCCTCGAGAAGGGTTGGGCCGACAAGAATCACACCGTCATCTACAACGGCGTCGACCAAGAGGTCTTCAAACGTGGTGATGCCATCCCCAATGAGCTCAACAACATCGTCGCTCACCACTGGAGCGACAACTACATGAAAGGCTTTGACGTCTACGACAAGCTCGACGAGTGGGTGGGCAAGAACCCAGGCTTCACCTTCACCTACATTGGCCGCGAACGTGGCACCTTCAAGAACACCAAGGTCGTCCGGCCCCTCCACGGCAAGCGGTTGGGCGAGGAGCTCGGCAAGTACGACGTCTACGTGTCAGCGAGCCGGTTCGACCCTGGTCCCAATCACATCCTCGAGGCGCTGGCCTGTGGCCTACCCACTTTCGTTCACAAGGACGGCGGAGGCTGCGTCGAATTCGCAGGCGCTGATCACACGTATTCGACGTTCGAAGAACTGGTGTCGCTGCTGACGGCAGGAGCCTGGGATGGCAATGACAAGGCCATCCGCCTTTCTGCGTGGCCCGACTGCATCCGGGAGTATATTGACTTCCTGGAGGCTACGTGTCAGAAGGCAAGCACATCAGGTTTCACCAACTCCTAGAGACTCACCTCAACAGCATCATCCAGAAGAGGTTCGTCAACCGCGCGCTGACGCCTGAGATGATGCGTGAGATGCGCAACGCCATCCACGAGACAATCGGGGGTGTCTTTGCCAAGAGCAGCCATAAGCTGTCCGCGAATGCGTTGACCTGGCTGGGAGACCAGTACTTCAAGGCCATCAAGATCAACGATGACCAGTTGATGAGTGACACCGTCGTCATCAATGAGTACACGTTGACCGAGCTGGAGTTCAATGACATCCAACTGCTGCGCAATCTGTTTTCGGGCACCAGAATGGGTCCCGAACTCAACGAGGAGCTGCAGCGACGGAGCGTGTCATGAAGGTCTCCAAATTCCACGAAGCTTTCTCAACACTGTTGGCCGACCGGCTGACGTACTTCAACGACAAGACCCTTGACCTCGTCGTCTGCGTCGAGATCTTTCAGGTCATCTTCAACACGCTGGTCGACGTCACCGCGACGTCACCGGTGCAGTTGACCAATGAGGCAATGAACTACCTCGCCCAACAGTACTACGACGGCATCCTCATCAACGGCCGGCAGGAGCTCAACCCAAACATCTTCACCCAACGGGCCAAGCTCGAGAACATCGAGACCAAGGAACTAGCGCTGTTGGCGGTGATGCTGAACGGGACGGAGTTCGCCATCCCACTCATCCAAGAAGTCAAAAAGCGCTCGTGAAGATTCACTTCGACAACGTCAACCTGTCGTCTAGGTCAGGTCCCAATACGTTTGCGGGTCGCCTCGCCCGCGAGCTCATTGGCGTAGGCCACGACATTGTCGATGATGGCGCATCTGCTGATGTGTCGTTGGTCTTCATTGAACCCTCAGGTCGGACCGGCTACGCTAAAAAGATCGTCCAACGCCTCGATGGCATCTGGTTCAAGCCCAACGAGTTTCACACCAAGAATCGCGGCATCAAGGCCCTCTACGATCGGGCGGATGCCGTCGTCTTCCAGTCTGAGTTCGATCGGAAGATGGCGACCAAGTGGTTCGGCACCAAACGTGGTGAGGTGATTCACAACGGCATCGACCTGGCTCGTGTCAACGAGGTGACCATTCCAGAACTAGCTCGGATCCGGGCGTCATTCGACACCGTCTTCGTCTGTTCATCGAATTGGCACGCGCAAAAGCGCCTCCGTGCCAACCTGATGTTGTACGACCACCTGCGTCAGACGCAGTTCCCGAACAGCTGCATCTTCGTCATGGGTGCCAACCCCGACGTCATGTCGACGGACCCTCGCGTCTTTTACACGGGATCACAACCTCCTGAAGTGTACTTGCAGGTCTTCGCCGTGGCGAACTGGATGCTGCACCTCGCGTGGGCAGACCACTGTCCCAACGTTGTCATCGAAAGCCTGTGTCAAGGAACGCCGATCGTCTGCACTGACGTGGGCGGGACTCAGGAGCTCGTCAAAGACTTCGGCGCCATCATCAAAGATCAACCTTACGACTTCGAGCTTGCCGACTACGACAATCCCCCTCAGCTCGACCTATCGCAAGTCAAGTTGCCTCCCAAGGAACAGCTCGGAGCCCACGCTGACATCGACATCAAGAACGTGGCCCAACGTTACGTCAAACTATTCGAGGAGCTCGTATGAATCGCGTATACGTGTTGCCGCCGAAGGAAGATTGGATCGTCGACCGCTTCGTCAAGGAGTGGACAGAAGACAACGCTGACATCACGGTTCCAACGCCCGTTCAGGCGGACATCGTTTGGCTGCTGGCGGACTGGTGTTGGCTTGGCCTCGCCCGCGCGGGGTTGTTGACGAACAAGAGGGTCATCACCTCAGTTCACCACATCGTGCCGGAGAAGTTCGATCCCGTCGCCCAACACGATTTTCAGCTTCGAGACAGGGTGACGACAGTCTACCACGTCTACAACCAGCGAGTCCATGACTTCATTCGTCCGCTGACGTCGAAGCCCATTCACCTGATCCCATACTGGGCGAACCAAAAGATCTGGCAGCGAACGGGCGACAAGTTGGAGCTGCGGCGCCAATACGGCGTGCCGGAAGACGCCTTCGTCATGGGTTCGTTCCAACGTGACACCGAAGGTCACGATCTGAAGACTCCCAAGTTCGAGAAGGGTCCGGACCTCCTGGCGGACTACATTGAAGCCTATCAGGCGGCCCACGGAACCCCTCACGTGCTTCTCGCGGGATGGCGGAGGCAGTACCTAATCTCCCGTCTGGAGAAGGCCCAGGTGCCGTTCACGTACCTCGAGAGGCCTCCACACACCGTGGTCAACGACCTCTACCAGTGCCTCGACCTGTACCCGGTGACTGCTCGTACCGAAGGAGGTCCTCAATCGCTCATCGAGTGTGGTCTCCTTCAGGTGCCCGTCGTCTCGAGGCCTGTTGGCATTGCCGAACAGGTGCTGCCTCCCGAGGCCATCAAGGACAACGTGTTCGACGCAGTTCCCACCATTCCCAACGTCGATTCGATGCTGTTGCCTCGAGGCTATGAACCCTACCGAGCCTTGATCGAGTCGCTATGACGATCGCGTGTCTCCTTGTCACCTGTTGCCTCGAGCCGAGCAGGTCGCAGATCCTCGCCGAGGTCGTCGGCAATCTACAGGAACAGGCGCCAGACTTGGGACCGAGGCTCACCGTCTTTGACAACGCCTCGACCGAGGTGGGCACCATCGACGTACTGCGTGATTGCTTTGAACAGGTCTATCAGTCTGATCGAAACGTGGGTTACTGGTCGGCGATTGACTGGTGGCTGCGACACCTCGAGGCCGACCCTCCGACGTACACCTACATCATCGAATCCGACATGATCCACTACGGCTTCAACAAGCTGCAGGCGTGTGCGGAGTACCTTGATGCCAATTCCGACGTGGGGTCGATCAGGCTTCACGAGTACTCGGTCGCCGAGCGTCACCTCTACAACAAGGACAAGCCTCGAACTGACTCACGACGAAATCTGTGGCAGTCACACACTAACCGAGTCACGGGAAAAGCCGTCAAGATGGATCACTCATCGGGTGACATCTGGTCGACGACCTTCCTGACGCAACTGCCTGCCTTGAACCGTTTCGCGACGATGAAGGAAGTCTTTGCGGAACTGCGCGCCCGTCCACGCTTCAGCGAGCTTGACTTCCAGGAATTGTACTGGCAGCGCTACCAGCGCACGGGCATCGTCGACGGTGGCATCTTTCACTGCAACTTGAATCACTATGGTACCAAGTCTGTGACAGGTTCGTGGACTTCTGAGAGCGAACTGAAGCGATTGGGGTACCAAACCACGCGGCTTGCGTCGATCACGCCACAGGACCAGTACACCGTGACACGGATTTGAAAGAATATGGGCAATGTCCCGTTTTCTGATCTTCGGCGGTACCGGCTCACTAGGCAAGAAGCTGATCGACCGCCTGCTACCCACCGATGCCGTCGCCGTCTATTCGCGTGACGAAGCTAAACACTGGACGATCAAGAATGAACTGGCAGGTCATCCAAACCTGCACAAGTTGGAGTTCTTCGTCGGTGACATTCGCGATCCCGCGCGCGTCAAGGACGTCATTCGTCAGGTCAGGCCCAAGACCATCATCATCGCCGCGGCGCTGAAGCAGGTCGACACTTGTGAGCTGAGTCCCAGTGAATCAGTGGCCACCAACCTCCTCGGCACGCAAAACGTCATTGCCGCCGTCAACGAACTGAGCTACAACGATCTAGAAGCGGTGCTTTTCGTCAGCACTGACAAGGCGTGCGCTCCCGTCAACGTCTACGGCATGTGCAAGGCCGTTTCAGAACGAGTGGTGACAAGCCAGGCCCGCACGGGCCTACCACACATTCGCTACCTCGCGGTCCGTTACGGCAACGTTCTTGAGTCACGTGGCAGCATCATCCCGCTGTTCAAGTACCAGGCAGACCACGCTGAATTCCTGACGGTGACCGACCCGAACATGACGCGGTACGTGATGACGCTCGACGATTCGGTCGATCTCATCCTGTACGCCTTGAAGCACGGTGAATCAGGCACAACCTGGATTCCCAAGCTGCCGTCGATGCGCATCGGAGACCTGGCAGACATCTTTGCCGAGCGTGCGAACAAGCCAATCAAAGTCATCGGACTCCGACCCGGTGAAAAAGCGCACGAAGAGTTGGTCAATGAATCGGAATCCGTCCGGACGTCGTCTGCCCCCGGGCAACACTACGTCATCGGGCCAGCTTTCCGAGCCGGCGGAGGCGCCCCTTTCACCTACACATCTGCCGACGAGGTGATGTCGAAGGAGCAGCTTCGAGCGCACCTCATGACTCTCGGCGTCCTCGACAAGTCTCTCAACGAATTCACTGGTCTGACGATTGAGGAAATCGTGACCAACCGCAAGGACTGACCATGAAGACCTACCCGCTGTTCAAAGTGCACGTTCCCATCGACGAAGCCCTAGCCAACATTCGGACGGTCTTTGAGTCGGGCTTCATCAACGAGGGCACTCAGGTGACCCAGTTGACGAATGAACTGGCGAAGTACCTCGAGGCTCCGAATCTCATCCTGATGAACAGTTGCACGTCGGCACTGACGCTGGCGCTGCACCTCGCTGGCGTCCGACCAGGCGATGAGGTCATCACCACACCGATGACGTGTGTGGCAACCAACACTCCCATCGCGACGATGCATGCCAAGATCGTTTGGGCTGACATCAACCCGTACTCGGGCATGTTGGAACCTTCAGATGTTGCCAAACGCATCACCCCTAAGACGAAAGCGGTCATGGCCGTCGCCTGGGCCGGCACGCCGCCGGAACTCGAAGCCTTGCGCAGCATCTGCCAGCACCATGGCATCAAGCTGATTCTCGACGCAGCTCACGCCTTCGGAGCCAACTATCGTGGTCGTCCCGTCCACGACTGGGCAGACTTCACCTGCTACAGTTTCCAGGCCATCAAACACGTCACCACCGGCGATGGCGGTGCACTGGTGTGCTCCAACGCCAACGACTTCCGTCGTTCCAAGGCATTGAAGTGGTTCGGCCTCGATCGAGACCGTGCCAAGGACGACAAGGGCAACTGGAAGGGGCAACAGTGGGACGTTGACATCGATGAGGCTGGCTACAAGTTCAACATGAACAACGTGTCGGCGGCCATCGGCCTCGCGCAGCTCGAATACATCGACAACATCATCGGCACGCACCGCGTCAATGCTGCGCTGTATGACGAACTGTTCAGTGGCTTCAAGTACGTTTACCCTGCCGCCAATCCTCAAGGTGGAGAATCCAGCCACTGGGTCTACACGATGCGACTCAGCAAGGACTATGCCGGCATCTCACGCGATGACCTGCTGAAGAAGTTGAATGCCGAAGGCATCATGGCGGGTGTCGTTCACGTGCCCAACGATGACTACACAGCGTTCCAGTCGAGCAAGGTCGACCTGCCAGGAGTTCGTGAGTTCTCAACGTACCAGTTCTCGCTGCCGTGTGGTTGGTGGCTTACTGAAGATGACGTCAGGTATATCGCCCAACGCGTCAAGGAGTTGACGAAGTGATCGTTCCGCCGACGTCGATGCAATTGCGGGCCCCTCTGCCCGACGACCATCGATGGTTGGTCGATTTGCACAATGATCCCGAGGTGCTGCGCAATTTGACGCACCCTGAGCCCATCACCATGGAACAACACTTGGCGTGGTGGGAGTCCACTCGAATCAATCCCAAGCAGCTACGTCTCGTTTTCACTGTCGAGGGGGAGCGAGTCGGTTTCACCAAGTTCTACGACATCGATCGGACCAATCACAACTGTGCTTTGGGTGCCGACATTCACAAGGATCATCGCGGCAAGGGTTACGCCAAGAGCATGTGGGCAATGATGCTCAACGTGTCGTTCATGGCGTTGCAGATGCATCGCGTGTCACTGACGACGGCGACGTACAACGACATCGGCCAACGAGTGTACCGCGGCTTGGGCTTCCAGGAGGAAGGCCGACTGACACAATCGCTATTTCGTGATGGTGTCTTTCACGATCAGATCTGCATGTACATGCTGCGGGAAGACTGGATGAAGCCATGAGCGACGACCCCGCAATCTTCGTTGGCACCATGTACTCTGGGGAGGGCGACTTTTCACAGTGTTGTGAGGCCATCAGCAATCAAACGGGCGTCATCGTCAGCCACGCTGTGATTGCGGATCTGCCTGAAAAAGAGGCACACAACCAACTGTGGCAGGCCTGGCGTGACAACAAGGACACCCACGACCTTTTCGTCAAGATCGATGCTGATACGGTGCTTCGGACCCCGGAGACGTTGCGTCAGATCTACGATCAGTTTGCCAAGAACCCACGGGTCACCGGTTTTCAGGCACCCCTCCATGACTATATGACCGACGGCCACATCAATGGCCTCAATGCGTTCAGTCCCAAAGTGATCTTCAATGACACTCGGGACAACCTGTACTGTGACCGGGCCGTCGACACTGGTCATGACATCGTTCTACGGGAGAAGGACCTACCTATCGAGCTTGTTCCTGCCGGCCTTCACTGCCACCATGCAACCGAAGTCCAGAGTTTCCACTACGGTGTTCACCGCATGCTCAAGGGTCAAACGGTGACGATGGACCAGGTGTTCAACGCTTGGGTCAAGCACCGTGACCGGGTCAGGCTGTTTGCACTCGTCGGTGCTCACATGGCGCCCCGGTTTTCAAGCAATCGTAGGTGCAACTACGAAGATCTGGAGTTCCAACAAGCCTTTGATGAAGCCACGTCACGGTATGACGAGCTAGTCAAACACTATGAATCCCTGGTACAGCCATGAACTCTCGACCTCTTGTCATCACAGGTGCCGGCGGTGGCATCGGTCACACTCTTGTCGACGACCTGTTGACGCGGGGCTACACCAACATCGCGTGTCAGTATCGTTCCGACTCACCTGGACTTCGACAGGTCATGGCGAAGCACAACAAGGACTTTGATGCCTACTGCTTTCAGGCAGACCTGACCGATGAAGTTCAGGTCGCAGAATTGCGCCACCGCGCCATTTCTACCCTGGGCAGCGTCTGGGGTTTGATCAACCTCGCAGGTGCATCGACCAACGCGATGAGCTGGAAGATGACGTTGGCAGACTTCAAGAAGATCATCGATGCTAACTTGACGACGACGTTCCTCACGTGTCGTGAGTTCACGCCTGACATGCGTGCCGCAGGTGGGGGCCGAATCATCAACACATCCAGCGTCGTCGCTGCCACCGGCACTGCAGGTGCTGCTCACTACTGTGCAGCAAAGGCCGGCATCATCGGCTTCACCCGTGCTCTTGCAGTTGAGCTGGCCAACAAGAACGTCACCGCCAACGCTCTGGCCTTGGGCTACTTCGAAACAGGCCTCATCACTCACCTGTCGCCCGCCTTGCAACAGGACATCAAGGACAAGACGCCGCTGAAGCGCTTTGGCCACGTGTCAGAGATTGCGGGACTGGTCGACTTTCTGCTTGGCGACGCGGGAGCCTTCACGACGGGTCAGGTCATCCACATGAATGGCGGGATCCACCTATGACCTTGTCGTACGGCGTCCTGAGTTCATCGGCTGCCGACGTCCAGGCGTTCAAGGATTTTCACAACCTGTTGTTCAAGAACACCGACGCCTCAGAACAGTGGCTGCAGTGGTACTTCCGCCTGATTCCGGGTGAACACACTGGGCATTGGACGCGCGTCTACACGCTGCGTGATGGCGCCGATCTGGTCGGCAGTTGGTGCGTTGAGCCCAAGGACTTCATGCTCGACGATGGCACCATCATCAAGGTGGGCAGGTGTTTTGCCGTCGGCATCCACCCCAATTACCGCCGTCGCAATCTCTTCGTTGACCTCAGCAAGTTTGCGATCGATGAAGAGAGAAAGTTGGGCAAGTACGAATACGTGTTGGGCTTCCCACAAGTTGGTCGCCCTGTCATCGACGCCCACCTCAAGTCAGGTTGGGAGCGCGTTCAAATCGTCGACATGTACAGCAGCCACGACGTCCCGTCGCCCAAGGTTAGCCTCGCTTCAGTGAAGACGGTCTACGACTTCCACGTCCTGTCACCTCGGCCTGACTACACGGGCAGTTTCATTGAAAGCGACACGTACCGTAACAACCGGTGGGACGGACACCCAGATCACCTCTACCTCCGCCTGTGCTTTGGTGGCGGCTACGTCATCTTGAAGGTCTACAACAACGCCTGCCACGTGCTCGATGTTCGAGGCACTCCCAGCGAAGTGACACAACTTCTGCTCGCCGCTCGGACGCTGGCCTACCGTCACCGGTGGATCGAAGTGACGATCTGGAACGCTCTCAATGACCACCTACATGACGCCATCTGTGCAGCAGGCTTCGTGCCCGGCGCTACGTGTGGCACTTCGGTCGAACTACTGGCAGTCAGAATCAACGCACAAACTCCCCTGACGTTGGAGAAGTGCCACCTGCAGATGGGCAATGAGGAGATCTACTGATGAAACGACTGCTTCACCTCGTCGATTCACGGGCGTACGTCCTCGGCAACTGCTTCCAACACCAGCTGCTCGATGCGTTCAAACGCTTGCCCGATTGGGAAGTCCACACGGTGGCGTACGATGAACTGGGTTCACTGTCCATTGCTACGGGCGCCTTCGATAGCGTCGTCTCGTGCTTGAAGCAGCGGACCCTGTTTCGACACGCAACGCGCCTACGGGATTACGTGGGCAACACTCCCATCGTCGTTTACGACCAAGACCCGTGGGAATCATTCTACGACGGTGCCGAATTCAAGGGCGCCTACCAACACATTGCCTCACAGCTCAACGTGAAGACATTCGCGGTGACGACTCAATGGTGGGCCGACCACGTAGCGTCAGTCGGACTGCCTAGCACCTTCGTCAAGATGTGGGTGATCCCGCAGTACTGTTCCAGTGAGCCCTCATTCGAAGAACGCAACATCGCGGTGGGTTTCATCGGTGCTCTGCACCCCTACCGACGTCAGTTGTTCGAGACCCTGGAGGATGACCACGGCATCCTCGTCAATGTTCAGGGCGGTGGTCACGGCTATCAGGACTACTTGCGAGAACTGTCAAAGCTTCAGGTCTACATCCACAGCGAAGACGCCCCTCTGACGATCAACGGTTCACCCGCCAACCTCAACGTGGGCCTGTGGATCAAGGACATTGAAGCTGCGTCACGTGGTTGCTTCAGCATCCGCAACCGGGGTGATGGGTCGGATACGTACCTCACCGGAATCAAAACGGTGTTGCTGTACGATGATCCTGTCGAGGTGCCTTCCCTTCTCGAGGGCATCAGAAAAATGGACGCAGGTGTGAGGCAAGCAACTATCGATGAAGCCGTAGAATTCATTAGAGGGTCGGACAGATGGTTGGAAACGGCTCACACGTTGGTCGGCTGAACAGAGCCCCCAAAAAGAATAGGATGAGGACCATGAAGAGCATCGCGGTCATTGGCCAGGGGTTCGTGGGAGGGTCGCTGACGACCGTCTTTACCGAACGAGGATTCCAAGTCTACGTCTTTGACAAGGCCGGCAAGCGCGCCCAAGGCGGCATCGTTCCCTCACGGATCTTGCCCAAGGACTTCGTCCCTCCTCACACGTTTGGGTCCACCCCCGTGACCAGCGTCAAGGAACTGGTCCAGGCCTGTGAGTACTCCGGAAAGCCTGAGGATGGGTGGTCCAACGGTGAAGCAGTCAAGGCGTTCAGCGGCGTCTACTTCGTCTGCTTGCCAACACCGATGTACGAGGACGGTGAAGCTGACCTATCGATCGTCGAAGGCGTCCTGCGCGAGCTCAGCGAGTGCCCTGGCAATCGCATCGCCGTCGTCAAGTCGACGGTACCACCTGGCAGCACCGAACGCTGGAACAAGCTGTTCGAGGGCACGGGCCTCCGCGTCATCTTCAATCCCGAGTTCCTGACTGAGGCCAACGCGCTCGATGACATGCGGAACCAGAATCGCATCATCATCGGTGGGCCACGGCCCCAGATCAACTCAGTCAAGCTGCTGTTCCAACGTGCATTTCCGAAGGTGCCGCTCATCAAGACGTCGAGCACCACGGCCGAGATGGTCAAGTACTTCACCAACATCCACCTCGCTGCTCGCGTGGTCCTTTCCTGCGAGCTCGCTCAAGTGTGTGAAGCCCTCGACAAGAAAGGTGGCAACATCGACTATGACAAGGTCGTCGAGTATGCCAAGTACGACTCCCGTCTCGGCGGCAGCCACATGAGCGTGCCGGGACCCGACGGAGTGCCCGGTGCTCGTGGTCACTGCTTCCCGAAGGACCTCAATGCCTTGACCTACGTTGCAAAACAGCTCGGCGTCAAGCCTACCGTCATGGAGGCGGTCTGGTCCAAGAACCTCGAAGTCGTTCCGGCGGAACACCGCGACTGGGAAAAGATGCAGGGGCGGGCCGTCAGCAAGAAGCAAAGGTGATGGAAACCATCGAAATCGTCGAGACCACGGCATACAATCGCGACGGAATGGTTGTCATTGACCGCAGAGGAGCGGTCTGGTACACGCTCGACAAGCCCTGGTGGCACCCTGTCTCGTGGTTTCGGTCCCTGGCGATGCCGGGCCGCCGCGCCTTCATCCAGCTGGCCACGCGAGCAGGTAAGATTCGTGTGCGAGCTGTCAACATCAGTTCTACGCACATTCGAATGGGTCAGTCCCGGTAAACAACGTCCTGGGACGGAATACGTACTAGTCAGACGGCAAAGCCGCCGTCCCGACACATGGTCCCAGAGAGGGTCCGTCGGCTCTACACGGAGAGTGTCATGCACGAGTTTGGCGTTTTCATCGGACGGTTTCAACCCTTTCACAATGCGCACCTGGAAACGGTGCGTTTCGCGCTTAAGGAAGCGCAGACCGTGGTGATCGGTGTGGGCAGCTGCAATCAGGCTCCCGACACCCGCAATCCCTGGTCAGGCCCCGAGCGGGCCGAGATGATCCTCGCCTGCCTGTCGCCGGACGAACGCAAGCGCGTTCGGTTCGCCTACCTCGAGGACTTCTACTACAACAACCTTCGGTGGGTCGCCGGTGTCCAGAGGGCGATCGACGAACACACCAGCGGGTCCAAGGACATCAAGCTGATCGGCCACAAGAAGGACGCCTCCAGCTTCTACCTCAACCTGTTTCCGCAGTGGGGTCCGCTCCTCGACCCCGGCATCAACATGCCGATCGATGCGACGAAGATCCGCGACTTGATGTTCACGCAGGATAAGATCGGCATCAAACTACAGCTGCCTCTGCCGGTCTTCGAACAGGTGGCAACGTGGATGGACACTGCTGAGTTCAAGCGTCTCCACGCCGAAGCTCACCATATCCTTGACGAGCAAGAGAAGCAGCGCGGAGCCGAGTTCCCACCTCACTTCGTCACCGTCGATGCCGTCGTCATCTGCAGCGGCCACATCCTGGTCGTCCGCCGCGGTGGCAAGTACGGCCGCGGTCAGGTCGCACTGCCCGGTGGTTACCTCAACGTCAAGGAGACCCTGGAGAAGAGCGCCATCCGCGAGCTCAAGGAAGAGACGGCGATCCGAATCCCGCGCCACGAACTGTCGAAGTACGTCGTGGACCATGACTTCTTCGACCACCCGCAGCGAGACCTGCGCGGGCGCGTCATCACCCACGCGTTCTGTTTCAAATTGCCAGACGGCGAATTGCCCGAAGTCAAGGGCAGCGACGACGCCGACAAGGCCTGGTGGATGTCACTCAATGACGTCGACAACAATCGGGCCCGGTTCTTCAGCGACCACTGGCACATCATCGACCGCTTCGTCAGCGCGCACAAGTTCTGAGGCACCATGTCTTCTTACGTTTGCTCCAACTGCGGTTCACCTGCCGCCATCGACAGTCGGATGGGTTCTGTCAACCACTACCTGATGTGTGAATGCGTCAGCGACAGGTATCGAATCCCCGGCAGCTACGGTGGCAGCCGCAGTGACACCTACGACGACAACGTCTTCCACGCCCATCCCATTCCTGCGGAGGAATTCCGCCGGCGCTAGTTTCTCACCTCGATCGAGCCGGAGAGGCCCGCGAGGTACATCACGGAGAGTGAATCATGAAAACCATTTATGCACGTAAGCCCGAGCTCAAGCTCGACAACATCATCGACACCGACTCGTACAAGTTCAGTCACTTCCTCCTGTACCCCGATGACATGGAGTACATGGAGAGCTACTTTGAAGCCCGCGGCGGCGAATTCACGGAGTGCACTGTCGCGCTGCTCCAATACTTCGTCCATACGAAGTTGGCCGAGCCCGTCACTCAGGACAGCATCGACCGCGCAGAGAAGTTTGCGTTGGCCCACGGCGAGCCCTTCAATCGGGCAGGTTGGGAACACATCCTCCACAACTACGGAGGCAAGATTCCCGTCACCGTCCGGGCCATCCCAGAAGGTCTAATCGTTCCGATCAGCAACGTCCTCATCGTGGTGAGGTCGCCCCGCGATTCAAAGTGTGCCTGGATCACCAACTGGCTCGAGACCGAACTGTCCCGCGTCTGGTATCCGAGCACCGTATTGATCGGCAGCCGCGAAGTCAAGAAGGTCTGGAAACACTATCTCGACATGTCGAGCGACACGCCTGAAGAGATCATCTTCAAGCACCATGACTTCGGCAGCCGAGGCGTCACTTGTGAAGAGCAGGCGATGGTCGGCGGTGCGGCCCACCTGATGGCAGGCTTCATGGGCAGCGACACTGTCGCCGGCGTCGCGCTGCTGAACCACTACTACGACGAAGAGATGGCTGGTTTCAGCATCCCTGCCACTGAACACTCGACGATGACAATCTTCGGTGAGGAGAACGAGAAAGACACCGTCATCCGGTGGGTGACCAAGACGTTGATCGAGCGCCAGCTCCCGCCGGGTGTGCCCAAGCTGGCCGCCTGCGTTGGCGATTCCTGGGACATCTTCCGGTTCGTCCGGATGGTGTGCAGCAATGACGTCCGGCTCCTGATCAAGAACAGCGGCGGCACCCTCGTCGTCCGGCCCGATTCAGGTGAACCTTGCGAGACGTTGCTCAAGCTCTTCACCATCTTCGAGGAGTGCTTGCCCAAAGGCGAGATCACTGTCAACCAGAAGGGTTACAAGGTCCTGCCGTCGTACCTTCGTATGATCTGGGGTGATGGCATCAACCGTCGCAGCATGAAGGCAATCCTGGCCGCAGTGACAGGTCACGGGTGGAGCGCATCGAACATCGCCTTTGGCTCGGGCGGCGGACTCTTGATGGACTTCAATCGCGACACGCAGAAGTTTGCGTTCAAGCTCTGCGCCGCCATCGTCGGTGGCAAGATGCGAATGGTGTCGAAGAACCCTGTCACCGATCGTGGCAAACGGTCGAAGGAAGGTCGCCTCGACCTCATCAAGACTGCAGATGGGTATCGAACGGTGATCCTGCCTGACGGTGTGGACTCCCACCCCGACAGCGTCCTCGTCACCTACTACGACATGGGCGATATCACGTTCCACACCACGTTGAAGGAAGTCCGGGGTCGTACTGCCGTCTGAAGTACAATTAGTGGATGGCCTACACCGCCAACAAGATTCACGACCATCTCTACCAAGGAGGCCGACCTCCCCCTGGTGACGGACTCGCAAAGGCAGGTATCGACGTCCTGGTGCTCGCTGCAAAGGAACACCAGGACGCCGGCGCCCATGAGGGCCTCATTGTCATCTGTGCACCAGGCGACGACGATCTTCGACCGCACCGGCTGGCCCGGTTCATCGACGGTTGGCGTGCGGCAGCAGAACAGGTCGTTGAACACATCAAAGCGGGCCGGAACGTACTGGTGACCTGTATGGCGGGCCAGAACCGTTCCGGCCTCATCGTGGGGATGGCGCTGTGCATGTTGACGGGGTGCAACGGCAAAGAAGCCGTCGTAGCCGTCCAGACCCGCCGTCCGTACGGACTGAACAATTCGACTTTTGCTCGTTACCTTATCGATCAATACCCATGATCACGTACCTCACCGGCGACGCGACAGATCCCCAGCTCGAAGGAACCAAGATCATCGCCCACGTCTGCAACGACATCGGCGGTTGGGGCAGGGGATTCGTGTTGTCATTGTCACAGCGCTGGCCTGCTGCAGAAAAGAGCTACCGCAGCTGGTACCAGATGAACGGCGTCATGGGCCGTTCTGAGTTGACACCCTTCCGTTTGGGTCGAATGAAATTGGTCCGCGTCGCCAATGAGGTGTTCGTGGCCAACATGATCGCTCAACACGGCATCATGCCCGAAGCTGGCGTGCAGCCCATCCGCTACAGTGCGCTGGAAGACTGCCTCGCAGAGCTGAGGCTACACGCCAAGGACCTCAAGGCCAGCGTCCACATGCCGCGCATCGGCTGTGGCCTCGCCGGCGGTCGTTGGTCTGAGATCGAACCCATCATCGAACGACAGTTGTCCGACGTGCCCGTGCATGTTTATGACTTTCAAACGGGTGACGCCAGGACCATTCCCTGGACTCCATGAGCACGTTCATTCGCGAGGCGTACCTTCACATCGGTGAAGGCACTGGCGGCCCAGGTCGTCCGTGGAAGCCCGCGCTCGTCAATGGCTCAAAGGTTGAACCCCAGCGCAACAACTGGTCGTGCGGACCCATGGCCCTACGCTACTGCCTGCTGGCATACGGGCTCGATGTCGACGCTCGTCGCATCGCGCGGCTCGCGGGCTCGACCCGAGCTGGCACCAACGAGAGCCAGATGTCATGGGCGGCAGTGTGGCTCAAGTCGTCATTCAAGAATCACACCCGGAAGTCGCCGGACGCCATCAAGCGCCTCATCCTCGACAACCTGAAACGGGGGCGGCCGCTCATTGCCTGCGTGGAACAGTGGGCTCACTGGATTGCAGTACTGCACCACACTCGTCGAGGTTACCTCGTCTTCGATTCTTCACGCCCCGGACCGGTCATCCGGCTCAGGTCATGGAAGTGGCTTGAGCGCCAGCTGCGCTATACCAAGACCGAGGAGCGGCCCCTCTATGCAGTCGCCACCGTCGGTCGGCCTGTAAAAGGCCG